GAGCAACGCCGACAGGTCGGTGGCGTTGAACCCCTCCTCCTCGATCGACGTGGGCCGGCGGCGACCGAGCCACATGGGCAGCTCGGCCAGGAGGATGAAGTTGTCCACGGTGGCAGCAGCCAGCGTCGCCGCGACCTGGTAGGTCTGAGTGACGGGCTCGCTGTACATACGTCCGAGATCCATGTCAGTTTCCTCCACTCACGCAGGCCTGGGCAGCCAGGTTCTTGCAGAGCAGGATGTGGTGGTCGGCGCCGTGGGTGTAGAAGCCCTCCTGGGTCTCCTTCTGCTTCTCGAGAGGGGGGAGGTCCAGGGCCTCGTACTCGATGTACTCCCAGCCGTCGGTGTTGATCATGTAGGTCACGCCGTTCTCCGGGTGGGCCGGGGCCGCGCTCGTGAACTGGGTCGTGTCGATGTCGTACTCGCAGCAGACGAGCGCGCCGTCGCCGAGGTCGAGCTGGAGGAGGCTGTCCTTCTTCTCGTCCCGGGCGTCGTTGACGACCACGCGGACCTGCTGGCGGGCCGACTCGCGGTAGTTGGAGTAGGTGACCGGGTCCATCAGGATGACGTCGGGACCCTTGTTGGCGCCCTGCGCGTAGTGAGCCGCGTCACGCCACGCGATCTCCATGGTGCGCATGCCGTTGGTGGCCCAGGACGCGATGTTGCGCCACTGGTTCGCGTAGAAGATCGAGCTGTCCTTCGTGAGGCTCTGGACGAGCTCGTTCTGCGCGGCGAAGGTCGCGAAGTCGAACAGCCCGTTCTCGGTGCCGGCGACGACGCCCGTGGCGTACTGCCCGTTGAGGACCGTGGCTCCGCGGAACTCGGCCGTGCCCGAGGACAGACCGCCGGGCACGCCGGTCATGCGCGCCTTGTTCAGGTCGTTGTAGTAGGCCTCGATCGGGACCATCGCGTAGCGCGTGACCAGGTCGAGGGCCGCACCCGGACCGACGTTCTCGCGGACGTCCTTGATCGGGATGACGGGAGAGACCGCCCACCGGAACGGGTCCAGACGGATCTTCCGGACGATGCGGTAGCGGGTGTGGCTGAGCGACTCATCGCCGCGCAGGATCATGCGACCCCGGGCGGGCGAGCCGACCACGAGCGTGCGCTCGACGAACGCGCCCTGGGGCGCCTGCTTGGTGAGCTTTCCGGAGACGAGATCCTCGAACCAGTGCTTGGTCTTGAAGGTGTGGATCCCGCTGTCCTTGAGCTCCTGCAGCGTCGAGTTGAGTACTTCGAGGCTGGGCATGGTGGAGTTTCTCCCTGGAAGATGATGGTTTCCAGGACTTCCGGCGTGTGGCGTAGACGCGCAGCAGCCGGGATCGTCCCGTCTGCCGTTCTGCGTCTGCCCTTTCGCTGCGGACTCCGGAGAGCTACCCGCGTGTGCGTCAGGAACGTCACGGCTGCAATCACGGTACCGCCGTTACGAAACACTGTCAAGGTAGCCAGTGTCGTTATGCCGTTGCCGGACAGCCGTGCTACCCTCAAGCCATGAATGAGGACGCTGCATCACCGTTCTGGCTGCTCCCGGCGGAAGATCCGCCGGAGATCCCGGAAACGGAGATGTACACGCTGCACCCGGACAAGGCGGGCGCGGACATCTGGTACGAACAGGGGGCCTACCAGGAGGATGACGAGGGCCACAAGATCCCGCTCGACTTCAACCGGATCTACGACCTGCTCGCCGACCCCTACGCCTTCGTGAGCATGTGCCAGATCGATCTCGAAGGCGGTGGCATGAGCTACGTGCCACTCTCGCGCTTCCAGAAGTGGCTGCTGTACGGCATTCACACCGATCGCTGGGTCATCGTCGACAAGTACCGCCAGGCGTACATGACGACGGTGAGCGTGCTGTGGCTGCTCCGGGACTGCATGTACCTGAAGGGCACGAAGGGCGTCCTCATCGCCTGCGACGACAAGACGGCTGAGGATGCTTTCGAGCGGGTGCTGTACGCCTACGAGCATCTTCCGCACGCCGTGCGGGTCCCGCTGCGCAAGGGCCACCGCGGGAGCATCCGCGAGATCAAGTTCGTCCACGGCGGCAGCATCAAGATCGTCACGGCGTCGGGCCGGTCCCCCGCCGTCGGCCGTGGCCTGTCCCGCATCGTCGTGACGGAATGGGGCGAGACGATCTGGCAGACCCGGGCGGCCATCAACCTCTTCCCGACCATCTACAAGCGGCCGCACGGCCGGCTCATCCTGGAGTCAACCCCGGGGCGGGCCGGGTCGCACCACCAAGCCATGTGGTTCGCGGCGCTGGACGCGGCGCAGGACGTCATCGACAAGCACGACATCAACGTCCGGCCGGTGCGCGACGACATCGCCATCGACGAGGAGGACGACACCGTCGGGTCCTGGGCGTCCTGGGAAAAGCAGCATCCTGACGTCGCGATGATCCTCGCCAAGGCCACGCTGGACGGCATGAAACACGGCCAGATCCTGCTCAAGGCCCCGCGCTATCGACCGTTGTTCCTCGCTTGGTGGCAGGATCCGTCCACCCGTGCGGTCCTACCTCGTGACTTCGTCCCGACCGCCGAAGAGGTCGCGCTCATCAACACCTGTCCCGGGATCGCGCTCGAGAACCTGGCCTTCCGGCGCCAGGCCATCAAACAGTTCTTCAACGAAGACTCCCGGCTGTTCGACGCCAAGTACCCGCCGGATCCTTGGTCTGGCTGGCTCGGCGCTTACGCCCCGCGGCTGCCCCAAGATGCCATCAAGCGCCTGCTCAACCGGGCCATCCCCGAGAGCGCCATCCCCTACGACGAGGTCGCCCGATGTCATGTCCTCGAGGAACCCGTCGAGGGCGACACCTACATCCTCACGGCCGACCCCAACGCCTACGGCCAGCCCGACGGCGATCCGTCCGCTCTTCACGTCTGGCATGCCGCGGACTGGCGTGAAGTCGCCTTCTGGGACGGCCGCGAAGACCCCGACATCTTCGCCAAGCGCATCTGGGACGTCAGCCACTACTTCGGCCGACCGAAGACAGCCCCGACACCAGACGACACCGCAATCCCAGACACCCACCCCTCGATGTCGCACGCCGTGCTGCCCGTATCGATCCGCGGGCTACGGCGGGGCCAGCGACCCCGGGCCGCGGGCTATCGGCCGTGCACGGTCTTCGTCGAGTCCAACGCCGAGGGCTGCATTGCCGCGCTGCGTGCCCTGGGACACCCCGCGCTGTACTGGGACGACCGCCACCATCCGGGCTGGCGGGCCAGCGAGAAGACACTGCGCGCCGCGGAAGCCGACCTGGCCTTGGCGCTCAACGAGGGCGACATCGACATCCGGTCGCTGGGCACGCTCAAGCAACTGCTGCTCTACGACGGCACGCAGCGAAGCCGCCGGATCAAGGACGACAGCGGACGGACCCACCACTTCGACCGTGCCCGGTCAGTCGTCATCGCCGCGGCCGTCTTGCGATTCCGTGAGCACGCCCCGCGAAATCGGCGGAAGGCCGCCGGCCTGATCGACGATGCCGATTCCGTCCATGGCTTCGTCGGCGGCGACGAGACCGAGATCGTCCCGCAGGACTTCGACATGGAGCGGCTGATCGCAGAAGCGCAGCGGCTCGAAGACGAAGGGTTCACCGTCGAGATATGCCCGATCACGCGAGCCGTCTACGCGAGCAAGCCCGACATGACACACGACCAGATCTGGCCGGGTCCCGGCGCCAAGACGGATCCGCGAATCCCATTCAGCCAGCGACGATGACAAACCGGCAACACCACGGTAGGATACCGACATGAGCCGAACGAAAGCCGACGACATCCGCGAGCTGATCGAGTACCACAAGAGCGCGCGGCAGACGAGCGGGGAAGACGATGCCGTCACGAAGACCCGGGCCTACCTCCGGGGCGACTTCCTCGGCCGGGACTGGCGGCGGAATCAGGGCGCGGACACCGACAACAAGTTCTTCACGTCGAAGAACTTGATCTACGCCATCACCGACGCGGCCGTCACCGGACTGGTCGGCGACAACCCGAAGGTCAGCGTCCAGGGCGAAAACCCCGAGTCGGTCGAGCTCGAACCCGTCGTCAACGGTCGGCTCGACAAGGTGTTCGACGCCAACGAGATCCGCGAGTCCTGCGTCGCCGCGCTGACCGACGGGGTCACGGTGGGCCGCGGCGTGTTCAAGGTCGGCTGGGGCACCGACAACTGGCTGCGCTCCGGCAACATGATGACGCCGATGCCGATGCCGTCCATCACGACGCCCGACCCCGTCGCCCTGTTCTTCGACGACAGCGTCCGCCTGCGCAAGGACATCTCCTACTACCTGGAGTGCACGCCGATCCGGAAGCGTGAAGTCGACCGCCGGATCAAGACCAAGTCGTACCAGGAAGGCAACGTCTCCGGGGCCAACCCGACCCGCTACCCGAGCTGGCTGGCCGCCGCGTCGCGCACGACACGCGACTTCGTCGCCAACAACAGCTACCTCGGCTGGGTCGAGATCTGGGAGTTCTACGATCTCTACGAGCGCAAGGTCTACCACTACCTGGGCGACGACAAGAAGCTCTTGCTCGAGACCGAGCTGACCCACCCGGTGCCGTACAGCATCTTCTCGCTGAACCACAACGGCGTCGACTGCACGGGGCTGTCCGAGGCCACGCTGGTGCTGAACACGCAGGAGGTCATCAACGACCTCCTGACACTGCTCAACGAGATCACCTACGGGCAGATCCCACGGGTCGGCTACGACGCCAGCCGGATCGACCCGGACGACCTGAAGGAGGCCCTCCGGTCTCCCGCCGGGACGTTCGTGCCCCTGCCGCTGTCCGACGACAACGGCCGGACCGAGAGACTGGCCAACCTGTTCTTCCCGTTCCCCTACGCCGAGCACCCCGAAGGCGTCCGCGAGATGCTCAGCATCCTCGAGGACATCGCCTCGTTCGTGAGCGCCCTGGCCGACGCCGCCCGCGGCCAGATCACGAACGCGCGCACAGCAACCGAGGTGGCCGTCATGCAGGCGCAGATGTCGAACCGGCTCAGCGGTCGCCGCAGTCGGTTGTTTGATGCGCTCAAGGACGTCGCCTACAAGTGCATCCGGCTGGACCAGCTCTACCTGAAGGGCAGCACATGGG